TGCCCTGCATGAGCTGGCACAGACTACCGGCATTCTGGTGGTAGCACTGGCCCAGTTGAACCGCAATGCCGCCCATGCTGCCCCCAGCACGGCAGATCTGAAGGAATCCGGGCAATTGGAACAGGACGCAGACGCTATCCTGCTTCTTTCGGACGATGGAGAGCAATATCAAGCCGTCCTAGCGAAAAACAAGGAGGGCCGTGTGGGGGAAATCCCCTTGACCTTCGACAAGCCCCGCCAGCGTTTTCTCGCTGTCACAAGCGAGTTAGAAAGAAGGTGAAGCCATGAAACGCAATCCAAACCGCCCGCGCCGCCGGGAGCCATACCACTTTGACGCAACCGGCGCACAGTATATCGCCTGTATCGAAACGGCTCTGCAGCATGGGCCAAGCATTCCACTGCACGTCTTGCAGATGATCTATCACATGCTGCTGCCGTATATGCACAGTTGAATCACCGACCATACCCCGGCGGTGTTGAAACAAATTTGACCGCATCCGTAGGGTGCAGAAAGGACAATTGTGAAAACCAAAACCAATCTTGTGGCCACCGAAATTGGCGCAGAGCTGACCGGCTAAGTTTGAGGGGTAACTGCATGAGAAAATTCAAGTCAAAACCCCGCGCCCCGGCTTATGTGCAGGAGGTCTACCAGCGTATCGAGACCGAAATGTGCACAGCCCGCAATGCAGTTGTGGCTCTGGATCTGCGTATTGCGCCTATCATTGCAAAGCTGTCACCGGAAGACCAGGCAGAGATAGAAGCGGCGCTGGTGGCGTACAATCAGCGGGTCTGCAGCGCAATCAGCAAGGCGGGTGGACTGCTGGCGGCGCTGGATCCGCGTGATGTGGAAACGCTGCCAAAGGTCTGGGAACCCCTTGATGACCCGCAAACCCCTAAAAGCACCATTGCACAACGCGCCAAATTCTGACAAAATGCCCCCTCTCGACACGCCGCCGGGAGAGGGCGTTTTTTATGAGATCGTCGTCAAAACTTTTCGGCAGAATGCGTTTTTCTCGTGGAAAAAAGAGCGGAAATATGGTATAATAGAACCGTAAAGTTGTCACATTTTGATAAAATTACAATATAAAATTTTAGAACAGAAAGGAGGCTTTGCCTTGAATCTTTTTGCACTTTCGGTTGAACTGGGGATGGACACATCCTCGTTTGAGCAGGGCGTTGACCGCGCAAAAGCCAAAACATCAGCTTTGGCCGGTGAACTCAACCCGCGATTCTCCGGTATTGGCAAAACCCTGACAAGCGCGTTCGTTAAGTCGCAGTTGTTGGCAACGTCCGTCATAGCCCTTGCAAAAAAATTTTCTTCCCTCGGTGAGGGCATCGTGAATCAGGGCGTTGCTTTCAACCAGCAGATGGAAAAGTACACCACCGGTTTTACTAATATGCTGGGCAGCGCAGAAAAGGCACAGGCCGTTTTGAACCAGATCAAACAGGATGCAGCACGCACCCCGCTGAACGTGGATTCGTTGGTTCAGGCAAACCAGCTGCTTATCAGCGCAGGCGTGAGCGCTGGCGAGGCTCGCAGCACGATTCTGGCGTTAGGCGATGCAGTTTCTGCTACTGGCGGCGGCAGTGAAGTACTGTCCCGCATGGCTGCAAACCTGCAGCAGATCAAAAACGTGGGCAAGGCTGCTTCGATAGATATCAAGCAGTTTGCCTATGCGGGCATCAACATCTATCAGGTCTTGGCAGATTACACCGGCAAATCGGTGCAGGAAGTCCAAGGCATGACCATTACATACGACCTCTTGACAGCGGCTTTGAAAAAAGCATCTGAAGAGGGTGGCCGCTATTACAACGCCATGGAAACCCAAAGCCAGACCTTGAGTGGACGCCTTGAAACATTGAAGGACAATTGGTCGCAGCTACTCGGGACACTCACAAAGGGACTGACGGAGACAGAGGGTAATCTTGTAACCGCAGCCGCCGGGTGGGTGCAGCGGCTTCAGGAAGGCTTTGAAACGGCAGGCGCGAACGGTCTGATGCAGGCCGGAGGCCATATTGTGGACGAGGTTGCTTCTGGGATTTCTGCCGGTATTCCTTCTCTTGCTGCGCGGGCAGAGGATGCTGTGCAGAATTTTGCACTGTATCTGCAAGACAACACAGGCCAGATCGCGGACACCGGCGGGAAACTACTAGTCAGTCTGGCGAGCGGGATCCTTGATATGGCACCCGCCATCGTAAACTCTGCGGAGCAAATATTTTCGGCATTCGTGGTGGAACTCTGGAACCACGCAGACGAAATATTTACAACCGGCGCTGATCTGGTGGGCAAGCTGGTCAAAGGCTTTTTAAGCCTGACAGGCAACGTGATCGAAGCCGCCGGGAATATTACCGCGGCAATTGTTATCGAAGTCTTCACCACAGACTGGGTGCAAGTCGGCAAAGACGTTGTTTCGTCCATTGGGCAAGGCATTCTCGATGGTATTTCGGCCTTGTCCACCCCACTTGACCGGCTGTCCTACAAGCTGAACCATGCCCTAGGAAAAACCGGCTATGCAGAGTACAGCACATTCGAGGCGTGGGCGGCAGCCAATGGCAAAACGGACGAAACAAGATACCAGCAAGGCAGCCAGAAGGACACTGATTATTGGAAGCGATATGGGGACAAGCTTACCCAGCAATATGGGCTGAACGGGACAGGTACCGATACCGGGAGCGGAGAAACGGACGCAACGCCCGGCGGTTCCTCCCGCAAGAGAACCGGCACAAAACCCAAGACCGAAACCGTCATAGCGTCCGTGGCGCACACCGCAACCACCACCGCGCAGAATGCGCTGGGCGCGGTGACTACAAGCGTTGAGACCCTGAATGAGAAGGTCAAGGACACAGCGGGCAACATCAAAAACCGCGTGACCGAGACCACCACCGAGACCGGCAAAGAGATGGTCAACGGCGTTGCTACCACCTACAAAAAGGTGACCAAGACCGTGGACGGCGTGGTGCAAAAGGAAACAAAGGTCTATGACGATATGTCCAAGACCCTGCTTGGCACCCTGACCATCATTGCAGAAAAGACCTTCAACGGCATCACCACCACCACGCAGCAGGCCGTGGAAACCTACGCGGACGGCAGCCAGCACATCAAGACCACCGCCACCGAGACCGGCGAGCGCATTGTGGACGGCGTGAGGCAAACCTACACCAAGGTCATCAGCTACATTGACGGCGTGCAGGACAAAGTAACAGAGACCGCTCAAAACATCGACAAGAGCATCAAGGCGACCCAAAAGCGCATTGAAGAGAACCTGAGCAAGGCACAGCAGCAGTTTAACAGCGGTATTTTTAAGATCGGCAAGAACCTGTATACCGACCTGAAAAATCAGGACTGGGCAGCGCTTGGGTTGGATATCGTCAACATGATGTGGGGCGAGGTATCACAGGAGCAGCGAGAAGTCCTGTCCGACTGGGCAAACAAGGCGCTGGAAGCCATCAACGAGGCTTATTCCGGCGGCGGTCTGAGCGAGGCATTCAACGCTTTTAAGCAGATCATGTCCAACGGAATCAAAGCCGAGGCAGACGGCGTTACAACGGACGTTAAGGGCTTGAGCAAAGTGTTTCAGGATCTGGGCATCAACGTTTCCGATGTCGGCAGCAAGATCATGGGCGTGCTGGGCACCATGGGTACCGGCATCGGCACCTTTGTCTCCAACGCGGGCACTGGTATTGCAAAACTTGCCGGGAGCATGGGCAGTCTGGGCACGATCGCAAAGGGCGCAGGCGGACTGATCGCAAAGATTGGCGGTCTGATCATCTCGAACCCGGAGGTTGCCGCGATCATCGCCATTGTGGCGGGCGTGGTGGCGCTGGGCGCTGCACTGTTTGCAAAGTTTGGCAAGAGCAGCGGCGGCGGGCAGGCTGTGAGCCACTACGAAAGCCCCTTTGCCGGGCATGACGTGTACGACAGTCTGACCGAGTTCTCCACCCGGGCAGCCATGCAGCACCGCTACATGGAAAAGACCACCGGCACGGATGCACAGCTTGGCATTTTGCAGCAGATCCGCGATATGCTGGACGAGCATCTGCCGGATATCGGCACCGGGCAGCTTGTGATGGACGGCGAAAAGGTGGCCGATATGCTCACACCGCGCCTTGCTACCAACATGGATGCCAGCATGGGCGTGTACACCCTGCGGGCAGAAAGGGGGGTCTGATACAGCCCCAAGCGGCGGTGAAGCCGTGAAAAAATGGGCGTTTTCGCAGTCTGGGTTTTGCTCAAAATTGGGTAAAAGGTGGGTGGTGAATCGTCACCCATCTGCCCGTGAATGTGCGGATTTGTGCGGCATAAAAAAGAGAGCGTCAATGTGCGCGTTTGGCGCACTAAAAAAGACGGGGTGCATAGTTCGTTCACACGGTCACGCGCGCCCGCGTATCGTGTCCATAAATTCGTATTTTGAACAAAAATGCACACGAAAAAAGGAAGGATACAGCAATGGAACAGAAACAGGCCAAGAATGACCAGCAGGCCACGAACGCAGCCCTTGCTGCTCTGGCAGCCGCCGGGAATACCTTTGCTCTGGGTCAGCTGTGGGAGGTCAACAAGGGCTTTGTACGGCGGCAGCTGTGGAAATGGTACGCGAAGAACAAGCCTGTTGCAGACAACGCAGGCCTGACCTTTGAAGACCTGACACAGGAGGCATACTTTGCTGTTGACTTTGCTGCTACGCACTACAACGCAGAACAGGGCAGTTTCACAACGTATCTGAATTATGCGCTATTGAAGCAGATTCGCACCGCCACCTGTGGGGAGCACGCGCGAGTGGTCCCCACCGAGGACGGCAGGCGTGTGGCTGTATCTGCAAACCCGCTGAACGAGTGCAGCAGCCTTGACGTTCGCCTTGATGAAGCGGACGAAGGCAGCAGCACCAAAGGGGAGACCATCGAAGACCCGGCGGCTACACAGGCGTTTCAACAGGCAGAGGATGGTGTTTACACCGAGGAGTTGCACACAGCCCTTGAAACAGCCATGACCCAGCACCTGACCGAACGTGAAGCAGATGTTTTGCGCCGCCGGTATTATGACGGCCAGACCTTGCAGGCCATCGGTGAAGAATTGGGAGTGCGAGGGGAAAGGGTGCGTATAATCGAAGGCAAAGCAATCCGCAAAATGAAAGGACTGTCCTCTATTCAGCGCTGGCATGATGATGTGATCACCACCAGAGCGTGGCACGGCACTGGCTGGAACGCATGGAACCGCTATGGCAGCGTGGAAGAACGCACCGCAGAATACTGGGACGATCAGATGAAGAAAAGCGAGGAGCGTATGCGTGAACTGGTTGAACTGTATGGGATCTCTGCCATCATCTGACCTGCACCCCGCCGGGCGCGCTACACAGTTCAGCGGTGATTCAGCGGTGAAAGTACGGTATTTCATGCAAACTGTGAAGCAGTGATAAAGCGGTGATAAAGCGCCTCCTGATCTCGCACATACCGTGTCTGCAAAATTTTCCGGATTTTCCGGCAGCTATAAAAAAGAAGCGCCAAACCACGGCAAGCAGTGCGCCGTGGTACCACCATAGGCGCTGCAAGCAGTGTCTTTGTATGTACAAAGCCCCTTGCCTTGCAAGGACTTGTTGGGCAGCATCCCAAACCCTTTGAACATGCAGCACCCGCCGGGCGCAGCACTTCAGCCACACGATTCTGTTGACCTCAACAAAATCGCTGCATGACAAAGCCCCCAGACCGCGACAGCGCGTGTCTGAGGGCTTTTCTTGTTGCTTGTTGGTAAAATTCCTTGCGGCGGCTCTATCCGCGCTCTGGCAGCCCCGGTGGGCTTATGCCGCGCAGTCAGGGAAGTTCACAACGGTGATCTCTGCCACGGCCTTTTCGACCGTCTGCAAGATGTGCTCTATCTTCTCCACCGTGTCAGCTGACAGAACGACCTCGCCGCACTGTTCGCACTTCAGGCAGGGCACATTCTTGATGACCACAACACAGTTCTTCAGCTGAACCGTGTGAATAGTCGTGCTGGGCTTCATTTCGCCTTTGCAGAAAAAGCAAGTCATAATCATTCCCCTTTCTTCTTTCGTTCAGTATACGTTGCGTTCCAGTGGTCGAGATCAGGCCAATAGGCCGTCAGGATCCACAGAGCGCCCTCATGAATGCCGCAGACAACGTGCAGCCAACGGCCTGCCAGATTGACGCCTAACACCAGACAGGACGGACAGCGGTAATCATCCGGGCGGTATTCGATGATCTTCCCGCTCTGGATAGCCTGCCGGATGTCGGCCAGCAAAATGCCGCGTTCATAAAGCCGCGCCTGCGAGTGAGCCGTCAGAAAGATTTGCCCGCCGCTGGCTAGTGTGCGCAGGTTCTCTATTGTCAATTCCATCATGCGTCTTCCTCTTCATCCGGTTCACTGAGAATCTTTTTGAAAAGCTCCTCTGCGGAGCCTGTAAAGTGCTCACCGCCGCCGTTGTCAAGTTCTTCAATGGCTGCTCTCGTCTGGGCGTTCGGAATCTCATCTGGCACATATTCCAGCAGATCACCCGGCGGGCAGGTTAGTGTGGTTGGCCGATTATACAATTCGTCCATAGTCATTCCTTCCTGACATCACAAGCCAAGTAATTGGGTTTTCTTAGCGTTGTACTCTTCTTCCGTAATGGCACCCATATCCAGCAGCTGCTTAAACTTCAAAAGTTCATCAGCTGTGCTGGACGCAGCCGGGGTAGCGGTTTGCGGCCTCTCAGAGCCAGCTTTACAGTTTCTGAGAAAATCAGTTGTGCCACCGGGATAAACCGTTGTCGGCAAGTTGCTTTCCCCAAGAGGAAGGACGAAGCGAATAGAGATATTTTCTTTGCTGTAGGCTTTGTGGGTTTCAGTTTTTGCGGTAGCAGCACCTACAATCGCACCCACAGGTCCGGCAACGGCTGCACCGACCACAGCCCGGCCAATGCCGCCTTTGGTTTCGGTCACCGTCAGATCGTCAGGCGCATCCGATTCGTACCCTGCGACTTCATCAAAACTGTAAATCATGCGTGGGCCTTTATCACCACTGCGGTGTCCAAAGTAAAACAGCCGGTTGACCTTATCGATAGAGACAAAGAGTGCATCGCGGTCAAAGATGGAATCGGTCTCTTTAAATGTTCTGCGGCGGCTTTCCAGTGTAGCCCAGTAAGCCACAAGAACATCTGTCGCTTGCTTTGCAGCCCGAAATCCCAGTTTTGAAAAGAAGAAACTGCTACATCCGGCGCAGATCAGACCGTCCGCGCTTTTCTCACGGTTCAGCAGGCCCAGCTTGCCGCCGCATACCGGACAGGTATTTGCCATGATTACACCTCACTCTTTTCTACTTCCCCGGCGGTGTCCTCTGTAAGCCCATCTGCCACTTCCGGGCAATGGGGCAGGACAAGATCAAGACAAAACCGCTGGACACTCTTGCCAGCGTCTGCGGCGGCCTTGCGGATGCGTGCGCCGTCCTCTTTGGTCGGCCGCAGCATGATATTGTCCTGACGGCGGTTATAGGCTGCGTTTGACTTTTTCTTTGCTTCACTGATAGGCATTTTATCACCTCTTTATGATGATTATACCACAAAGCACACGGCACGTCAACGTGTACAATATAAATAATTTTTGAACGTTAACGTTGTACGGTTTGTCAATAGATATAGGCACGTTAATGTGCTATAATAAAGACACAGCAAGGGAAGCACGACCGGAAGGCAAGGGGCGAAGGATGTACCGGGAGCGCAAGAGCAGGACGCCAGCTAAGACAGTAACCCACTTCCTGATAAGCTGCATAAAAGAAAATGGCGCGGTGCCAGCTACCAACTACACACCACGCCAAACCCACAACAGGGTCAAGCCCATTATAACAAGGCAGACCCGCAAAGTAAAGCGGAGGTCTTAAAATGAAGTACAATCTTTCCGAGATCATGCACAAGGCATGGAAGCTGTACCGCAAGGGCGTGAGCAGCTTTGCCGAAGCCCTGCACCGGGCATGGAACAGCGCAAAGGCTGCTCCGGTCAACGCCCAGCGCATCGAGGAAGCCCAGCAGACCGCCGGGATCACCGAGCCGGTGAACACTTGGGCAGGCTGGAAGGCCGCCGGGTACATGGTAGAGCACGGCGCAAAGGCCTTGTTTCAGGCGGTGCTTATCCACAGCAGCAAGGGAGACGGCCAGTCCTACCGGGCATCGTTCTTTGGTGCATCGCAGGTGCAGCCGCTGGAAGTCCAGTAACACAGTCAGAGGATCCCCGGCGGGAAGATGGAAGCCCGCCGGGTAGAGCGGGGCACGATCCAGCCCCAGATAGGAGAGTTGAGGTATGAACGATATTCGTGCTATGATTCGGGAACGCGGCATGACGCTGGAGAGTGTGGCGTGGGCACTGCAGATCTCCACCAACTCACTGCGCGCAAAGCTAAACGGAGAGGTTGAATTCCGGCTGTGCGAAGCCAAAACGCTGGCGACCATGCTTGACACCAGCGTGGACGCCCTGTTCTTTGGCAATCTGGGCGACCAGAAGGCGAACACGGTTGACGCTATCAACGAACGTCTGAAGAAGGCAGCACCGGACAAGGTGCAGCTGGTTTGGATATTCGCAAGCGGCATTATCAAAGACTGAAGGGGGGCAAGACAATGATCCTGACTGCAAAGCAAGTGGAAGCGCTGGACGTGGGAACCACGATGGGGCATTTAGCCGACCTGAAGAACCTTCTCTTTATCATGGACAGCTGGATGTGCACCCGCGGGAAGGTGGATGAACTCAAGCGGGAAGCCGATTGCGGCGAGTACGATTTGGAAGCACTCTGGCGTGAGTTGCCCATGTACCACACGCTTCTGTGGAGCATCATCGAAGCTATTGACAAGTCACAAGCTGAACTGCTTGACACCGCAAAGACGCTGGATGCACTGAACATCTTGAAAGGGTACTGAACCCCATATCGCACAAGAGCCCGCCCGGATACACACCGGACAGGCTTTTTTGCTATCAAACAGGCGATAAACAGGCACAAAACCGCCCCGCCGGGCATCCGGTACAAGGCACTCTGTAAGGAACACGACAAGGCATTTTTTGAGCCGTAAGGCACAAACAAGGCACATTCTGATAGATCTGTAACGCATATAAAAGCAAAAATCCCACGATATACGCCGCCGTCTTGACGGTATATCGCAGGATTTTTCTTGGAGCTGGTGACAGGAGTTGAACCTGCAACCCACTGATTACAAATCAGTTGCGCTGCCATTGCGCCACACCAGCAAAGGTTGCTAAAATAGTATAACACAGGC